TAAACACAAACAAACACTTCCTTACTACGATTTGTTTCCACTGATTTTTCTTGTTGATTTCAAAGACAACGGATTTTTAGGAATCAATCTACATTATCTCCCGCCTGTATTGCGAGCGAAACTCATGGACGCTCTGTATCAAATTGTTAACAACACCAAACACAATGATACAACAAAGCTGAAGATCTCTTATCACGTGCTGGCTTCTGCTTCTAAGTACCGTTGGTTCAAGCCATGTCTGAAACATTATCTCTGGGATCACGTCGCGAGTAACTACCTAAATATTGAACCTACTAACTGGGATTCCGCGCTGATGCTACCGACAGAACAATTTAGAAAAGCGACCAAAGACAAAGTCTGGCGCGAGTCGAGAGAAATGATCTAATGTTCAATATCGCAAGATTTTCGGCTCACATAAATAATAGTGGAACTGTCCAAACTAACAAGTTCATTGTAAGAATCCCACCACCCATAATTTTGCGAAATGGGTTTGAAGTGGTACAAAGATCAATCGAATACAGAGCGAACTCAGTAAAAGTTCCCGGAGTCGATCTAGATACCCAAAATGTTTCACGTTATGGTGTGGGTCCCTCACAGAAATTCCCAACCAATGTAAACTTCACGGATGTTGATATCAACTTCCTCGATAACAATAACAATGCTTTTTGGAAATACTTTGCGAAATGGATGAATGGGATATTTGACTATACTGGGGTGAGTGGAGGAAGTCAACCTAGCTATAAAGTTGAATACAAACAGTACTATCAGACAGATATTCAAATATTTGTTTTTGATAATGCCGGTCGTCAAACAAACGCTATCATTTTGAAAGAAGCTTTCCCGATTTCGTTGAGTGATGTTAGTTTGTCCTGGAGCGAAAATAATCGCCTGTATGAATTCAGTGTAAGATTTTCATTCAAAGAATGGTTTTACAGTGGTTATGACATGGGCGTATATGAATCCGGAGCAACTATAGGTCCTGGTCAAACAGCACAAGTAGTTCCGCAAAGAACTGAATCGCCTAGACCACCAACAGGCGTCAATCAAGCAGTTGGAAATGAAGGTTTTATTGGTCTGAATGGTGAAGTAGTACCGACGCCGGTATACCAACCAGGATCTTAAACATTAACAATGGAGTTATATTATGCCACTACCTAAAATCAAACACCCAATTTACGAATTTCATATTCCATCATCTGGTTTCGATCGTAAGAAAGTAGAACCTTTTCGTCCGTTTTTAGTCAAGGAAGAGAAGCTTCTGTTGATGGCTAAGGCATCGGAAGATTCAGGTGATATGCTCAGAGCAATCAAACAGGTCGTAAACAACTGCGCTATCAATGATTCATTCGATGTTGACAAGCTGGCTATTTTCGATCTAGAGTATCTATTCATTCAACTGAGATCTGTATCTGTCAATAACGTCGTGAAGGTTTCTTACCGAGACAATGAAGATCAAGAACTGTATAACTTTGAAATTGATCTGAAAGAAATCGAAGTCAAGTTCCCGGAGAAAGTTGAGAGGGTCGTAAAGATCACCGACGACATGGGAATACAGATGCGTTATCCACCAGCATCTTTGTTCGACGACAAAGAGTTTTTGAAATCAGGTGAAGACGCTTTCTACGAATTGATCGTTCGTTGTATTGATAAGATCTACGATGGTGATGACATTTTCGATCCATCAGATTACACCAAGAAAGAAATCGAACAGTTTCTTGACGATGTTGGTGTTGACATCTTTCAAAAGATTCAAACATTCATGTCCAATGTTCCCAAGTTGTATTACAAAATTGAATACAAAAACAAGAATGGAAACAATAGGGTGATTGAGCTAACAACGCTCTCAGATTTTTTTACGTTGGATTGAACCATAATACTCTAGAGAATTACTACGTTTCCATATTCTCGCTGGTTCAACACCATAAATATTCTGTTGCAGATATTGAAAATCTTTATCCTTTCGAACGTGACATCTTTGTTGAAATGCTCCTGCAATATCTAAAAGAGCTTGAAGAGCACAGGAGAAAAAATGCCTAGATTTGCAACACCGGATCCGGATGACGACAATAGTTTCCCAAGACCTGCGCAGGATGAAGTGAGAGCGATCAATAACTCACCTAGAATTCCTGTGGGTACTTTTGGTTCATCTCAAACGCAGATGAACCCAGCAGTCGGTCTGGCTCAGGCTGAGATCGATGCTATGATAGCAAAAGATCAGATAGCAAAACAAAACGATCACTGGGCTAAAACATATTGGCGTCCGGCGATGGGTTGGCTGTATATGGCTATCTGCGCATTTGATTTTATAATATTTCCGCTTCTCTCTATTATCCTACCGATATTCAGAAATGTTGTTGGTGTGGATTTCCCATACACAACCTGGCAGCCTTTGACTTTGTCTAGTGGTGGTTTAATTCATATGTCATTCGGTGCTATTCTTGGTGTAGCTGCTTGGACACGCGGTCAAGAAAAGATTGCAGGTAGATCGTAATGGCAAAAAGAGCTCTACCTGCAGCAAATAGAGTAACATCAATTGCCAGTGGAGCTGCGCGTGCAGCAACGAGACTTGGGTCTGCTGCGTTCAATAAAATGTTTCCTACGCTTGGTAGGATTCTAAATAAAAGTTCTGGTTCTAAAACTGATAGAGAAGAGTACGATTCTAAAAGAACAAGAACATCGTTGAATGCTTCGTTCAGCAAAAACAACGATACATTCAATGCGATTATCGACGCGCAAAGTAAACAAAATCAATTATTAGAACAGATTCTGGCTGGACTGAAAAGATCATCTAATCCTCAGTCAACTTCATTATTGCCTGGGCTGTTGGGTGGTGGAGACAACGACGGACCGAATATTCCTGATCTACCTGGATTAGATAGACCAGAACGCCGTCAAAAACCATCAGCAAGAACTAGATCTCCTAGATCTCGCTGGTCTAGATTTATGAGATTTCTACGTAGAAGAGCGCCTGCGATATTCGCCAGAATAGGAGCTAGATTAGCTACGAGTGCGGGGTTAGCTACGGTTCCTATTGCTGGTTGGCTTGTCGCAGCAGTTACTATCGGTCTCGCTGTTTCGGACGTTTATGCTGTATATCAACTTTGGCAAGAGTTTAACTCTTTACCCGAAAACGAGCAAGACGACGATGAAGATGAAGAGCAAACTCCAGCACCACCTCCACCGAGCCCAGAAGAACTGACAACTGCTGAGCGCCAGCAAGAAGCTGCTAGAGAAAATCTTGGTGACACTAGTCAGATGGGTGATACGCAAAATGTCACTCCATCAGAACAACCTGTACTCGATGCGCAAAGACAACGTTCTGAGGAAAGAAGAGAGCAGGCTGGTCTTACGGAAAATCTAGAAGATCCCGAAAGACAAAGAATAATGGAAAGGCTAGCTCGAGCGAGAGAGTTAGCAAACAGACCAGGTCAAAATGGCGTTGCTGCGCGAAATTCTATTCCTAGAATAGAAGCAGAATTAGAAAGACACAACGCAAGAAATCCTATTTCTCAGGAAGACGCGTCTAGAATTCAACAACCATCGGCTCCAGTAACAGTAAATCAACCAGCAGCACCAACGACTCCGCCGGTTGTAGCAGCTCCACCTGCATCTGTAGCAGCTCCAGGATTATCTGAACCGTCAGCTACGCCAGCACCAGCAGCACCAGCTGCAACACCGGTAGCAGCAGAGCCACCAACCAAACCACCAGCTCCAGCTGCTCCAGCAACAACTGAACTACCAGCTGCGAAACCAGTAGTAGAGCCTCCACCTGCACCAGAGACAACATCTCAACCAGCTGCAGTGCCGGTAGTAACACAACCAATAACTCCAGCTGCCGAGCCAGCAGTAAAAGCCCCATCGACTGCAACTCCAGTAGTAACTCCACCTGTTACACCATCAGCTCCATCTGGTCCACGCGAAACACCACCAGAAATACAAACACAATATGAGACGGACGAAGAAAAAGCTCCAATGTTGGAACTTCAAATCTCAGCTGATAGAGAAACTGGCGAGCAAACATCTAGATGGAATGTATTAGAAAAAAATGCTGGCAAACCTTCGAAAAAAGATGAACTCCCTGAGTCATTCAATGCTATAAGACTTGAGGGTAACACTCTTATCTATGATTTTGATAAAATTCGTTACGAAGCGGGTCTTATCAAGTTTGAAGGCGAAGGTGCTACGTCAAAACCAGCTGCTTCTCCTGTAAATAGACCAAGCCCAGCCGGAGCTCCACCACCACCTCCGCCTCCCGCGAGCGTGAATAGAGCGCCACCTGCTGGTTCTTCTGGAACTGACGCAACTCCAATCAGCGCAGGTCCTGCGTCTGCAACTACTGGTGGCGGTAATGCAACTGGAACCGACACCGCTTCGATAAGTGCAGGTCCAGCTTCGGCTCCTACTGGTGGAGGAAACGCTACAGGTACTGACACTACACCAATCAGTGCAGGTCCAGCTTCTGCTCCTACAGGCGGAGGCAATGCGACTCGTGTAAATGCTCCTTCTGTAACATCAACCGGAGGAGCAACTCCATCATTCTCTGGTGGCGATCAGCAGGCTATGGAAATGATAAAGAGGCATGAAGGAAAAAGAAACGCTCCATACAGAGATAGTCTGGGATTATGGACAGTCGGTTACGGTCACCTGATAGGAGACGGTAGATCGCTACCAGCTGAATGGAACAGAACGTTCTCGGACCAAGAAATAGATGCCTTGTTTGCACAAGATTATGCGAAACACAAACAGGCTGCCGAGAGAATACCTGGTTTTGAAAAGGCAAACGACACAGGAAAAGCTGCTATCATCGATCTAACATTCAACATGGGTCCCGCATGGTTTAGAAGATTTCCGAACGCATCGGCTGCTTTGGCAAGAGGTGATTTTGAAACGTTCGCGAATGAAATGCAAAACTCTCTTTGGTTCCGACAGGTTGGTAGAAGAGGTCCAACGATCGTAGCTATGCTTAGAGCTGGTAGTAGTGGAGGAGCACAAACAGCTGCAACACAAACGCCAGCTGCACCTTCTTCAGGAGGTAGCGTTGCTCAGGCATCGACAGAAAGAGTTACAGCTGGTAGAGAACAAACTATGAGCTCGCAACGTATGGTTTCTAACTTCAATCAACAATCGACTCAGAGAGAACAAACAGGTAAGCCCTCGCAAACATCTGTTTCCCAGAACGTCGGCGAAATTCCTCTGAGAGTAAGAATGCTTTCTACATTCAATCAACTAGCGCAGGCGTCATAAAATGGCA